ATCGAGCCGTGGAACGTATTCCTTACCAAGCAGTTTGGTGTGGATGCTCGCCAAGCTATCCAGTTCCACGAGGTTCCTAACCGTCAGCAAGAGCTTTCCAACGTCCTAGAGATGGCCAAGGGCTTTGCGGACGAGGAGGCTGCTATTCCCCTGCTGGCTGGAGGTATGGACGCCCCTCAGTTGTCGTCTGGTGCTACAGGCTTGGCGCTCGTGGCGAAAGCCAGTACCTCGGTTCTGCATGAGAAAGCCCAGCAGTGGGACGATAACATCACGTCCAAGGTTATTGAGTGGATGTACGACTGGAACATGCAGTACAACCCCGACGAAACGATCAAGGGCAGCTACGAAGTAGACGTACGTACAACCACTAGCTTCCTTCGCCAGCACATGGAGATCATCAACCTTGAGAAGCTTATTGCCCAGACTTCCCAGAACCCAGAGCTTCAGAAGGTCGTAAAGTTGGACGAGGCAGCCAAGGCTCTGCTTACGAATATGCAGCTTCCCAGCAACAAGCTCGTCCGCAACGCGGAAGAAGTTCAGCAGTTTGTGGAGCAACAGCAGCAACAGGCACAGAATCAGCCTCCCGATCCGGCAGTGCTTAAAGCGCAAGCTGACATGGCGCGTATCGAGGTGGAAAAGGAAAAGATTGCTCTTGAGCGCGAGCGTTTGCAGTTCCAGCGTGAGCAGGCTTTCCAGCAGGCGCAGATGCAGTACGCAGCCAAGCAAGAGGCGAACGACGCGCGTGTGCTTGAAGCGCAGTCGGGTTTGGTCAAGGAGCAGTTGAAGCGTGACACTGCACTTATTCAAGCGGGTGGGCGGCAAGAGATTGAGTACGCCAAGCTGGCGCAAGACGCGCAAAAGAACGAGCGTGACCTTAGCATCAAGGAGTTCATTGCTGGTGCCAAGCTGGAACTGGACGCCAACAAGCAAGCGCTTACGAACAAGGAACTGGAGCTGAAGAAACAGACCGGAAGTGGTATCTAAAGGACGAGTATGCAAAGCAAAAGTCAAATCATCGCGGAGATTCTAACTAGCATGGAACGGGAGATTGCACATCGCCACGAAAAGCTAGAGAGGCTGGCTACTACAGAGACGGAAAGGTACGCTACGTGTGGCGAGATTCGCTACATCCGTGGCAAAATGGAAGAACTGAGGGCGATAATCGCCAAGGGAGACTGAACAAATGGAACTTTCTGGAAATAGTGCCGGTCCAACCGCACAGATTGATCGGGACAAGCTCTTTGAGCAGTTCTACAGTGGCGACCTCTCTCCGGAGGGTAGTACGGCCCCCGCCCCAGAAGCGGCTGCGCCGGAAGCTACTGAAGCAGAACAGCCCGAACAACCCGCTCCTCAGTCGTCGAGCGGTAGTGAAGAGGCAGAGCGCAAGGAAGTTGCGGCCGAACAGCCCCCTTCTCAGCCTGACCCCAACGACTGGTTGAGTACGCTTCCCGAAGCGGCGCGCAAGAACGTGGAAAACCTAGCCAAGCAGGCCAGTCTCTGGCAGCAGCGGCATCAGGAGCAAGCGTCCGAAAAGCGTCGTGTTCTGAACGAACTCAATCAATTGAAGAAGAAGGTGGAAGCACCGAAAGCGCCGGAACACGAACCCGATGCCGAGGTGGATGATGTCTGGAATCAGTTGAAAGAGGCTGATCCGATTCTGTACAAAGCTCTGGATAAGAAGCTTAAGGCTCTCGAAGGCAAGCTGGCTGGTGAAGCGGAACGCAAAGTTCAGGAAAAGCTCCAGCCAATTGAGTACGAACGCCAAGAAGCTTTTGTTCAAGAGCAGCTTGGAGCACTTGAAGCGACCTGCTGGAACTGGCGAGAAGTGACGAGTGATCCTTACTGGAAGATGTGGTTGGATTCGCAGACTCCGGGTACGCAAGCTATGTTCAACAGCCCGTACGCAGCAGATTCGATCCGTCTTTTGAAGCTGTACGCAGATGACATGGAAAGGATGTTTGGGCAACAGCAGCAGGTAGCACAGCCAGTACAGCAGCAGCCCGTTGTGGCCGGTAACCCTCAGGCGCAGCAGGTAGATCAGGCACGTCAGCAGAAACTTGCAAAGACGGCCCCTCTTCCGGCAGCACCGGCAGGTACACCTAAAGCTGCCACGCTCACCCAAGAACAGATGTTCAACAAGTTCTACGACGATCCAGATGCGATCCTCGCACTACTGCAAAAACAATCGAATAGGAGTTAACACATATGAGTCAGTACAATACTTATGGCGATCTTGGCGAAACCGTAGGCATCTACGCAGCCGCCCAGTTCCTGAAGAATGTCGAACCCCAGCTTGTCTTGGAGAAGTTTGCCAAGGCTGAAATGCTGCCCAAGAGCGCCGGTGACCAGATTCGCTGGCGCCGTCTTCGTCCGTTCCCGGTGAGCACCACTGCTCTGACCGAGGGCGTGACCCCCGCTGCGAACAACATCGAGTGGGATACCGTGACTGCGGATATCTACCAGTACGGTGCTGTGTCGCGTTACACCGACAAGGCTGCGGACCTGCTGGACATCAAGGGCTGGCTGAATCCGGTCATTGAGGAACACGCCAAGCAGAGCGCCACGGTGCGTGAGCAGCTTCTGTGGAACACGATCACTGCTGGTACTTCCGTCGCTTACTCGAACGGCTCGGCCCGCACCGACGTGAACACCCCGGTCGATCTTGACATGGTGCGCTACATGGCCCGTGCGCTGGACCGTAACCACGCTAAGCGCGTGTCGAAGATGATTAAGGCCGGCCCAAACTTCTCGACCGAGCCGATCAAGCCGGGCTATATCATCGTCGGCCACACCGATCTGCGTCGTGACTTTGAAGAGTGCGATGGCTTTGTCTCGGTTGTCAACTACGGCTCGTACACCCCGGTGTCTGAGTACGAAATTGGCGCTGTTGATGGTCACCGCGTCATCCTGACGAACCACTTCTCGAAGGTCACCAGCGGCGGTAGCTCGACCACGAACGGTATGGAGTACACTGGCTCGAACGTGGACGTTTACCCGTTTGTGATGTTCGGCGAGGATGCGTTTACCTCGATTGCTGTCAAGGGCGACAACGCGGGCCGTCCGTTTGCGCAGGCTCCGAAGCCGACCGTTGGTGACGAGCTTGGTCAGCGCGGCTTTATCTCTTGGAAGTACTACTTCGGCTCCAAGATTCTCAACGACAACTGGTTGATTCGCGGCGAAGCTGCGGTCACCGCGCTCTAATCAACTAGGAGGAACTGAACAATGGCAACTTATTACAGTGATGTGTACGTCGGTCCCCCGGCCCGAGGCGTAGACAGTAAGGGCGGTGTGGTGCAGGTTGTAGGCAAACTGACCTACCCCGCTGGTGTGGCCCCGGTTACCGGAGATGTGCTGAAGCTGGCCCGCCTTCCGGCAAACTGCTATATCACGGCTTTCCGCATCTTCCACGCCTCGTGGGGTACTACGGTTCCGTGTAAGATCGGTACCGCTACCGATGACGATGATTGCGTCATTGCTGCGCATCCGCTTCAGACTGCCTGCAATACTACTGGCAAGACCTTTCGCAACGACGAAACGGCAGGTACCAGTACTAACACGGCAGCGTTTGCTACTGACTCCGTTGTGACTACGGCTGCTCAGGACTTTCAGGCCACTCTTGGTTCTGTTACTTCTGGTACTGCTGCGTCCGCTCTGACGTTCCAGCTTGAGTACATCAACCTTGGTGTCCCGCAGGCTGGTACGGTGGCGTTTGACTATAACGGTCAGACTTCCCTGTAACACAAGTAGTTGATGTACCTTGGGGCAGTGCGGCGTAAAAACCCTCTGCCCCTTCTTTTCGCGGGGTAGAACAGTCTGGCAGTTCGCGGGCCTCATAAGCCTGAGGCATAGGTTCAAATCCTATCCCCGCTACCACAATACCTAAACTTGAGAAGGAACCTGCACCAATGAGCGAACAGCTTAAGAAGCAGCTTGAAGAGAAGACCATCCAGCAGTTGCGCAAGGACGCGGTTAGCATCTACGGTTTGCGTCCCATGCCGGAATGGACCAAAGAAAATCTAATCGAGCGCATCCTTGCCGTCACGGAGTCTACGTCTAGCACGTACGCTACCGCAGCCGACGAGACTACGCGAGATAATCCGCGTCAGGGCATGTCACGCATTGTTGTGTCCAACAGCTCTGGGCAGCCTGATACGCACTGCCGCGTTAATCACAATGGCTATCAGGTGTTCATCCCGTTTGAAGTGGAAGTTGAAATCCCCACGATCACGGCTGATTACATCAAGAGTCTGAAGCACATGCGTCTTGTGGCTGTTAACCCAGACGAGAACGTGCTGGAAAAGGGGCTACGGTGGGTGCCTCGGTACACGGTAGGCTTTATCTGGCGGGATGACGGCCCGTGCCCGTGCCCTGATAAGTACATGGGCCTGCGTCGAGAGGCTACGCTTGCTCCGAAACGCCGATTCCTCAAGCAGTTTGGCTTTTGGCCCAGCGACAAGAAACTTCGTGAGTACGCCCAGAATCATAGCTTCAACATGCAGGGCTAAAACCTACAACTAAGGAGCACCGATGGCGACTTACATTGATCTGGTTAACTTCGCGTTACGGGAATCGGGAAGCACGCTAGACCAGCTTACCGCTTCCCCGGATACGTGGACTTCGCCATCGGACTTGTTGTACACCAAGTTCAAACAGTGGGTTAAGCAAGCGTGGGTTGACATCCAGACGGAACGGCGAGACTGGGAATACATGCAAAGTGCTGGCGTGCTGTCGCTTCGCCCAGCTATGGAGGTGTATGGAGCTACTGGAGCAACCAATGCCGTAAGTGATTACACTTCGATCACCCTGAACCTACACAACCGGGCTAATGATGCCGTACTTACTACGGTGTCTATGGCAACCCCAGTTACTGGCACGCTCGCTGCTGGTACTGCTGAGGCTACGCTAACCATTGCATCTTTTGACACTTCTTTCTTGATCGAGCCGGGAGATCGTCTTAGCAACGACGACGGTACTACTGTGTGCTACTTCAAGAAGTGGTCTACGTATGGGTTTTCTCAAACAGGTGCTGCTGGTGTGGATGGTCTATCCGATGTAGCAGAGATTAAGGTGGACAGCGTAGCTCTTTCAGACAGGCAGTACGCTTCTGGGCAAAGCTTTAGTAGTGTTACGTACGATAAGCTTGAGTACGTTCCGTACAACAAGTGGTTGCGATATGGATATGATCGCCCTGTAGCGGTGGCAACTCCTTGCAAGTTTACCGTAGCACCAGACGGAAATCTGGCGTTCTACCCGCCAATGGACGATAGATACCACGTCTTCTTCGAGTACACCAAGACTCCTCAGGAGTTTAGTGCTGCTACAGACACACCGACTGGGCTGCCGGCGCGTTTCCACGATGCTATTGCGTGGCGTGCTCTGTTGTACTACGGGCAGTTTGATGGTATCAACCGAATTGCCCAGATTGCTGCGGATCGTTACAACAAGATGGGATACGAGATGGTACGTGATCTTCTCCCAGAGACTAAGGTAGGATACGATGCCCGTAACTGGTAATCTCTCGGACGATACCCAGCACCGCCACAAAGTAGTTATGCTGGACGGTGGCCTTGATCTGGTCACCCCGCCTCTGTTTGTAGAACCGGGACGTCTCATTGACTGCCTGAACTACGAGTGTGTAGATAAGAGTGGGTACAAGAAGATCGAAGGCTTCGAGCGCTACGACGGTGGGCCGAGCACCGCAATCACTAGCGGCTACTACCTGCTGATTGATCGCGATGTACACACAACTCTTGCCCTTTTGGAGACAGCGACAGGCGTGTCTGTTGGCGCGCGCATCCAGCTTGAGTTCGGTCTAGATTCCGCAGACCCGCGCGTGTACGCAACCGTTGTAAGTGTAGAGGCTGTAACAGTCACCGGAGGACTGGCGCTTAACGACGAGTACTGGAAAGTCTTCTTCTCTCCGGATGACCCCGTTCGTTGCGAGACTGGCATTGCTGCAATCAGCCTCAGTAATCCTGATGTGGTGGGTTACGACGAAGATTACACGGTGTTTTGGAGCGTATCCAAGATCAACAGCCTTGCCCGCGTAGCGGAAGAGGGGGCTTTGGCTAGCTCTTTGGTCAGCCAAGAGGACGTGCGAGCGGACATTGACGGGTTGCCGGGAGATGTCTTTCCGTACGGTCTTCAGTACTACAAGGATCGCGTGTTTGCTCTGGCCGATTGCCAGTACATCTATATCGTGTACGATCACACTCAGAGCGTACCGACCACTACGGCAGATGCCCAGTTCTTTGTGGGTAACGTATTCCGTAATGGGAGTAACGGACGAGAAGGTATCATCCTTGATTACAAGTGGCTGTACGGAGACTTCGGAGCCCTGAGCACGTCTGGTACGCTGGCCACAAGTGCTGTGGCAAAGCTGCTTGTACGCTTTACCAACAAGGCGACGCTCACTACGAACACCGTCTTGAACATTGACCGCGTAAATCCGGAGTACGCAGTAGCCTCTGTTGCCTATTGGAAGTACATCTCCACTCTTACGGGTACAAGTGCTACTGACGATGAGCCTGTGTGGGGCGGTGTGTTGTACAAAGGGCTAGAGGAAGGTGTAGGTAGCCGTACGTCTGACAACGACTGGGAGCCCGTAGACATGGGGCTTGAGGTCGGATTCAAGGATGGTAGCTCTACCATCATTCCACGAGAGCTTACGCTGTCCACTACCGTAGCCCAGCTTAACAACGAGATCCAGACTGTGACGTACGATCCGGCCAATGACGCAGCATCGTTCTCTCAGTCGTCTGGGATGCAGGGATACATCAATAGCGCTGCCCTGTTTCCCGGTGATCCAATAACAAACGGACAAGTTGCTCTTACTGGGGGGCACGATCTGTCTACCGCAAACACGACTGGCGTGTACCTTACGTACTCTGCCGGTAAGTGGGGAGACGGGACGGCCAATACGTTCAAGAACTTTGGCTTTTCAATCCCTGAGGACGTGATTGTAACGGGCATTACGGTCTCAGCTAGGTGCTTCTACAACTCTAGCTCTGCCGTAAACGACACGTACTTTCACACGGTGCAGCTTACAACTACTGGTAGTATCAACAAAGGCTCGGCGTTACAGTCTTTAAGCGCTACTACCAACGCTACCTCCGCCAACGCTAAGACCTTCAGCTTTGGTGGGGCTAACGACAAGTGGGGAGTTGGTACGCTTAGTCCGGCAGATATCAACTCTGCGGATTTTGGCGTAACCATGACGCCAATGGCTGTAAGCTCTACGGCAGCTACGTCCTATCTTTTCTGGGACGTCCTCACTATCACGGTGCACTACTTCCGCCCTGTCGGTAAGGTGTTTTTCTACGACAACGCATCTGAGCTTGAAGGTAAGCTTGTACGCATTAGTGTGACCAAAGGCTCGTGGTCTGACGGTACAGCAGAAGGTGTGATGCACGTCTACGGCTTCGTGGACAACAACACCCGAAACTACCTGAAGCCGGGAGAGGACATCCGCCTTGTTTCTGGAGGCTCTGCTATTGCTGAAGTGACCTCTGTCAAAGGCTCGTTCCTGCCAAGCCACGCGGATGTGGTGGCGTCTGATCGTCGTGTACAGATGCTGGTTGCTAACTACTTCCTAAACCCTGATTGGGATACCATCTACGGGTGTACTGGTCTGGGAAGGGCTTTCAGTTACGACAACACGTACTTCCGAAAGATTTACACAGCTTACGCTTCGCAGCTAGACAAGCCACGTCACATTGCAAGTTATCGTAACTACCTAGCTATGGGGTATGAGAGTGGAAACGTCCTTCTTAGCAAGGTGGGAGAGGCAGGCCCAGAGCCAGAGAACTTTGATCCGCTCCAAGGCGCTCGCGAGTTCTCTTTTGTTGGCAGGATCACAGGGCTGTCTGAGCTTGCAGACACTAGCCTTGGGGTGTTCTGTTCGCAGAGCATAGATCGTATCGTTCTTAACCCTAATGCCTCGTCTTCTACCAACCTGTTTTACACAGCATCCATTAGTCCAAACTCCGGGGCTATTGAGTACACCGTAGCTGCGTTTGGGCAGTACACCCTCTACTGCGATCAGTACGGTATCCGCTCTGTGGACCAGACAGACGTGTACGGTGACTTCATTGGGCGGCCCCTTTCGTTCCCGATCAGTCCGTGGATTTCTCAACGACTGAGTGGTAACAGATACTGGCTGGATTCGAGGCGCGCAAAGCGCCCTCTGTTTGCGCACACTATTCGTGCAAAGAACCAGTACCGCGTGTGGTTTGACGACGGGTACGTTTTGTCCATGAACATGAACACGTCAGAAGATACCCCTCGCTTTACGCTTAGCCGGTACGGTTTCAATTTTGGTGGGGCGTTTTCCCCGCTGCTGCCTATTGCTCACTCAAGTCTACTGGATAACGAGGGAACAGAGCGTACCCATATCGCTCACTGGAATCGCTTGGCAGACAGCGCAAATGCTGACAACGATCCAGACCTGTTCAAGTATGTGTTCGAGCTTGAACGTGGGTGGAGCTTTGACGGGCAGGACTTCCCGACTCGGGCGACGATCAATCTGTCGTTTCTTGAGGAGCCGTTCGACTACGACCAGATTCGCAAGATCGAGATACACGGACTCGATTACAACAATACCACACTGTTTGCTGGTTTTGGAACAAAGTACGGTGAAGAAATGTCATACACGGGCATGAGCCTTGGGTCTACCTTTACCCCGGCTGGGCGCAACGTTGCCGGAACGCTGAGTACAGATTACACTCCGTGGTCCAAGATGGTCAACTGCGCTACTCGTGGGCGGCCCCTGTACTTCAAGCTGAAGAACAGCAGCACCGCCACTGGTGGGGAATCTACTTCCGCCATTGAGCCGCCTCACATTTTGCAAGCGTTGCTGGTTCACTACAACCCGGCGCGCACGGAGAACTAGATATGCAGACCCCTCTTAACGCACCGCCTAACTTCAACATCAACCAACGCACGCAGGGTGGTGGGCTTATGTCCGGCGTAGGCTTTGGGCAGGGAGGTCTGTATCAGTATATCCCGCCTGACGAGCACCTTGTTGCGGGCCAGCTTAAGAAGAACATCGACCTGAAGAGCCCGCTGATGCAGCAGGCCAAGCAGAACGCGATGGAAGTGGCGATGGCTCGTGGTGCGGCTGATACCAGCTACCAAGCAGGCGCTGCTCAGCGTGCGACGATTGATTCCATGCTGCCCATCGCTTCTCAGGATTCGGAAACTCTTACCCGCGTCGGGCAAATGAACGCACAGAATGCGCAAGAGGCTGCTAACTTGCAAGCGCAGCTTAACGCACAGAGTGCGCAAGGTGGTGGGCAGATTGTGTACGATATGACTGGCGCCGAGGAAGCTGACCGCCAGCTACAGTTGCAGCTTCAGCGTGAGCGTCTGGCTTTCGAGGGCGAGCAGAGCGCGTACGGGCGCGAGCACGGCATGTCGATGGGCCTTATGGACCTGTATGGTGGCCTGTTCCAAGGCCAGCAGAACTTTGCCAACCAGCGCCAGCTTGGTTTTGACGAATTTGGCTTTAACCGCGCTTTGGCGGGTGACCAGTTCGGCTATGGCCGTGCCCTGCTTGGCGATGGCTTCCTGTACAACAGTTCGCTGGCTCGCCAGAACGCTGACCTTGACATGCGCCAGAGTTACATGAACTACCAGATGGGCGTGGGCCGTGGCATGCAGGAATTCTACCAGAACATCATCCTTGGTGGTATGGGTAATCCTGAGTTCATGGCTGATCCGGAAGGTTTCTTTGGGTTTGCCCAGTTTGCTACCGGCCAAGTGCCGGGTCCGGGCGCTAACTTCTTCCGCTCTTTGTTCGGAGGTTAACGAGTTATGGCACAGCTTTCTACGAGCGGTGGTGGGGGCGGATTCGCTTCTGGTTCCAGTGGTGGCGGTAAGATCGACTGGGATACGATTATCGGGGCTGGCGTACAGCTTGCCGGTGGTCTACTCAACAGCCGTGGCTCTCGCCAAGCAAATCAGATGTCCCGCGAGTCTCTGCGTGAGCAGATGCAACAGGACGCGCTGCTCCAGCGTGAACGTCTTCGTGCCGAGATGCAGACGCGCCAAGACGATTACCAGCGAGAGGTGATGCGCAACCGTCGGGCCATCTCTCCATACCGTCAGATGTACAGCGGTCCTCGGTTCCAGTTTGCAGAGGGACAGGG